CTGCGTGCCTTAAAAGATCTGGATTCAGCAGCCTACGCACAGGCCGCTGAGTACATCACGAGCAAACCTGCAAAACCCTCCATTGAACTTTTGAAAGACTGACATGTTTGATTTGAAATCCATCTCCAAGACGCGCCGAGTGCGCAGCCCAAAAATTGTGATCGTTGGTCAAGGAAAGATCGGCAAGACCACGTTTGCTGCTATGGCCCCCAACGCCATTGGCATCTTGACTGAGGACGGTGCTGACGCTGTGGACGCTAACGCATTCCCACTGGCGACTAGCTTGGCCGAGGTCTACACGGCCATTGACACGCTGATCAACCAAGAGCACGAGTTCCAGACGCTGTTCATTGACTCGCTCGATTGGCTTGAGCCACTGGTGCAAGACCATGTGTGCAAGGCCAACAACTGGAAGAACATTGAGCAGCCAGGATTTGGCAAGGGCTACATTGCCGCAGCCGAAGAGTGGCGCAACTTGTTGTCTGGTCTTGAGGTGCTGCGCTCCAGCAAGGGCATGGGCATCATCTTGATTGCGCACGACAAGATTAAGAGAGTTGAAGACCCGTTGACAGAGGGCTATGACAGTCATGTGCTGAAGCTGCACGACCGCGCTGCTGGCTTGGTCCAAGAATGGGCTGACGTTGTTGGCTACGCAGGGTATCGCATCTTCACCAGCAAGACAGACGCTGGCTTTGGCAACAAAGAAACCAAGGCCACCACCACTGGTGAGCGCATCTTGCACGTTGAACCTCACCCGGCCCATTGTGGTGGTAACCGCTTTGGCCTGACAAATATGCCGCTTGACTGGGCGGCATTCCAAGACGCACTGACCACAGCGCAGTCTTGATCACTCAGTTCGTAACCTTAACTTTGAAAGAAAACAATGGCACATTTTAATTTTGACGCCTCGCAAGTGGCACCCCAGGCATCTAACGGCCCAATCCCTGCTGGCACTTATCTGGCACACATCACAGAGTCTGACGTTGCGCCCCTGCGCTCGGGCAACGGCACTGGCTTGAAGCTGACGTTTGAGATCATTGACGGCCAGTACAAGGGCCGCAAGGTGTGGGACAACTTGAACATCCAGCACAGCAACGAAGACACGCAGCGCATTGCCCAGTCGCAACTGTCTGCGCTGTGCCACGCTGTGAACGTGATCAAGCTGCAAGACACTGCTGCCCTGCACATGAAGCCGGTTAGCATCAAGGTGGTGGTGCGTGAGGCCAAGGGTGAGTACCAGGCCAGCAACAACATCAAGGGCTACGAAGCTGCTGGTGGTATCCGTCCGGCTGCACCAGCCTTTGTGGCGCAGGCCGAGGAAGCACCAGTTGCCAAGCCAAGCGCACCAGCTTGGGCCAAGAAGTAAATCATGGCCGCACTTCCACAATCTGTTGTGGACCCTGTGGCCGATGCCATCTTTGCCAGTTACAAGGCAAAGTATGGTGTTGAGTCACAGCGCCCCTATCTTGGTGCTAGTGCGATTGGCAAGCCCTGCTTGCGTCAGCACTGGTACAGTTTTCGGTGGTCAAAGCCTGCCGAGTTCTCTGGCCGCTTGTATCGAGTGTTCCAGACGGGTCACCTGCAAGAGCCGCGCATCTACGCTGACCTGGCTGCGATTGGCTGCACCGTGTATGACATGGACCCAGCGACCGGCAAGCAGTGGTCGTTCACAGAGCCAACTAGTGGCAACCATTTCAAAGGCAACGCTGATGGCATTGTGACTGGTTTGCCGCAAGCGCCGAAGTCTCCGCATGTGCTGGAGATCAAGACGGCATCAGACAAGATGTTTAAGGACATGCAAAAGTCTGGAGTCAAGAAGGCCAAGCCCGAACACTACGCGCAGATGCAGATGTACATGAAATGGAGCATTGACTTGTACGGTGAGGATGGCTGCACCCGCGCCATCTACATTGTGGTCAACAAGAACGATGATGACATCTATACCGAGCGCCTGGAGTACGACAAGAACGAAACGCAAGCCATCATTGACAAAGCCTTGGCGGTGATTACGGCCACCGAGCCGCCGGTGGGGATCAGCCAAGACCCGTCTTGGTACGAGTGCAAGTTCTGCGATTACCACAGCATCTGCCACGGTACTGATGTGCCTGCGCCCACCTGCCGGTCATGCGCCCACGCTACGCCCGAGATGGATGGCGATGCACGCTGGTCTTGTGCCGAGCACAGAGCCGATTTGCCTGTTGACATTCAGCGCACTGGCTGTGACTTGCATCGGTACATCCCGATCTTGCTGTCTAAGAGCGCCACGCCAGTGGACATGGTGGACGGTGGTGTGGTGTATGAGATGGATGGTAAAAGGTTTGTCAACGGCACGCCAGCCAACCATCCAACGCACATCAGCAGCGCCGAGATTCACGCTTGCAATGACAAGACAGCGTTAATTGATGAGTTTGCACTGGATTTAAGACTTCAACATGGAGGTCAATTTGTATGAACCCCCCACCTATTCAAGACATCACTTTGCGTGATTATTTGGCCGCTGCTGCGTTGACTGGGTTGCTTGCCAATGGTGATCGTAAAACGGCTGTGGGACAAGCCTACAAGTTGGCCGATGAAATGCTCAAGGAGCGCCAAAATGCAGCTTCGTGAATATCAAAGCCGCACGATTAGCGACCTGTTTGATTGGTGGACCAACCACCAAAGCCATGACGAGATCCCTTTGCTGGTGCTGCCTACTGGCTCGGGCAAGTCGGTGATCTGCGCTGAGATCGTGCGCCAGATGTGGGACCAGTGGCCTGAGTACCGGCCACGCACGGTGGTGCTGGTGCCCAGCAAGGAACTGGCCGAGCAGAACGCAGCCAAGTTGCAGGCGCTGCTGCCGGACAACATCCATGTGGGCTTTGTCAGCGCCAGCCTGGGCAAGAAGCAGCACCATGCTGATGTGATTGTTGCGACCATTGGCAGCATCCACAAGTCAGCGCACCTGCTGGGTGACATCAAGGTGGTGATCATTGACGAGGCGCACCTTGTCAGCACCAAGGCGTCTGACGCTGGCATGTACCGCACGTTCTTGTCCAAGTTGGGTGAGATCTGCCAGTTCCGCACGGTGGGCATGACGGCCACACCGTTCAGGGGCAACCAGGTATGGCTGACCGATGGCGATGATCCCCTGTTCACCGGCATTGCGTCCAACGTCAACATGCGTGAGTTGCTGGACCAGAAGTTTCTGTCGCCACTTGTGCCACCGAAGGTGCAGATGGTCACCAAGATTGATGCCAGTCAAGTGGGCATCTCCAATGGTGACTACAAGATTGGAGAACTGTCCGAGGTGGTGGACTCTTACTTGCTGCAAGTGGCCCAAGAAGCCGTTGTAATGGCCCAGCATCGCCGCAAATGGATTGCCTTTACACCAAGTGTCGCCAACGCCGAAAGCCTGTCAGACAAGCTAAACGAGCGAGGCATTGTCAGCGCCGTGGTTTGTGGCGAAACACCAGCACAAGAGCGTGCCGACTTGATTCGCCAGTTCAAGGCGCACCAGATCCATTGCTTGGTGACGGTGCTGGCGCTGTCCACTGGCTTTGATGTGCCTGACGTTGACTGCATCATCTGGTGCCGGCCAACCAAATCGCCAGTGCTGTATGTGCAGGGCATGGGCCGAGGCACACGCATTGCTGATGGCAAGGAAGATTGCTTGGTGCTGGACTTCACCGACACCGTTGAGCGCCTTGGGCCAGTGGACATCATCAAAGGCAAAAGCCGTGGCAAAAGAACTGGCGACCAGTCTGCCCCGTTTTGCATCTGCCCAGAGTGCGGTGAGCGCAACGCACCGGCAGCACTGGTGTGCGCCGCCTGTGGTGGCACGATCAAAGAACTTGAGTTGCCAAAGTTGATAGATGTCAAGTTGTCTTACGCTGCTTTGTTATCAGCGCAACAGCAAGCCATCAACACTTGGCACGATGTCACCAGGGTGGACTACAAGCTGCACCGCAAGCCTGGCAAGCCCGACAGCGTAAAAGTGGATTACTACGATGGCCTGCTATGTGTTGCCAGTGAATGGGTGTGCTTGGATCATGGTGGCTTTGCAAGAAGCAAGGCGTTGAACTGGTGCGATCAGCGCAATGGATGCCAAACCACCACAGAAGAACTGCTTGACACTGGATACACATTGATGACCCCCACCCGCATCGCCACCCGTAAGAATGGAAAATTTACAGAGGTCAAAGAATATGAATTTAGTCGAACTGAACGCCATCAAAACGCACCTGAAGAAGCAACTCAAGGACATTGAATCCATCCAGGTGACTTGCCTGCGTTGTGAGCATTTGCAATCTGGCAACGTGTGCCAGAAGTTTGATGCCAGGCCACCTGCTGAGTGGCTGCACGGCACCGTGGATTGTGAACATTGGGCATGGGATAACATCCCGTTCTAGCAATATGCTAGAATACTCTAACTAAGGAATAAATCGGCATGACCAGATTTGAGGTATGGGAATCGCGCAACCTAGCGAAGTTTGCCCAAGACGCCACCAAGCGGCTGTCTGAGCAAGAAGAGCTGATCGAGAGTCTGCAAGCAGACTTGAAGACGGCCATCCGTGCCTACCGGCACTTAGTAATCGAAAGAGCAAAAAATGAAGTCCCATCACGACAAGATTAGGCAGTGCTTGCGCGATCATCCAGATGGCCGCACTGCGGCTGAGATCGCCGAGTGTGCAAGCGTAAAAATTGACAGCTTGTGGAAATCGTTGGATACCTGTTTTGGTATCTACGTTGACCGCTGGCAAGGCCCGTTCAGGGGCCAGTGGGCCGCTGTGTATTGCCTGGTTGACGTGCCAGAGAACTGCCCGAGGCCATCATGAGTTTCGTTACCAAACAGCTTGTTCTTAATTCGCAGCCGCCGCCTTCGCACCAGTTTAAATTGTGCGCCAAGTGCCAGCTTGAAAAGCCGCCAGAGGGCGGCATCAACATGAACCCTACACGCTGGATCTGCGCCGCGTGCTGGACACGTCAAGCAACTAGGAGAAAGTCATGATTCAAGATCTGAAAAAACTGTGGACCACGCCAAGCCCTGAGTCAATTGCGTTGCGTGAGCTTGAGGACTCGCGCCGCGAGTTGCTTAACGCGCACACACAACAGGAATACTCGGCCAAGATGGTCGAATTCCACAAAGGCAAGATCAAGCGACTGACACTATTTTTGAAAGAAAACATGAACGAGGAGCAGACATGACACACGCACAAAAAGTATTTGAAGCCTTGATGCGCTCTAAGGGGCACACGGACTTCTACATGAGCAAACAAGGCAAATACGTTAACCCAAGCCTTCAAACGCGCTGGAGCTATTTTCAACTCGGATGGGAAATGAAAGGGGTGACAGCATGATCTGCGACCAATGCGAAACAGTAGCGCACTGCACAAAATACGGTTGCATCCCTGAAAGGATAGGCAAGCCAAAACCCGCAGCACAGCGGCAATGGGTTGGGCTCGCGGATGAGGAAGTTTACCCACTCGCCAATGAACACCTGCACCACCAAATAGAAAGCTACGAGGTGAGCGGGATTTACAACCTTGCCCGATCCATCGAAGCCCGATTAAAGGAGCTAAACACATGACTTGGATTCTTTCAGTGTGTTTTGGGATGTCTTTTGCTATTTGCCACATGCAGCGCGAATACGAATACAAGACCCAAGAAGATTGCTACAAGGCGAGAGAAAGCATCTTGCCTCAAATTGGAAAAGGGCATGCAGTTTGTGCGCCGCGAAAGGAGAAGAACAATGGATAAAGACGAAGTATTGAAACTGGCGCTGGAAGCGCTGGAAGCACACGCAGACATCGGCATCAAATCCGACAAAGCCATCACCGCCATCAAGCAAGCCCTTGCAGCACCTACTGTGCAGGAGAACACAATGATCTACAAAACCTTTGAGCAGTGGAAGAATGGCAACGTGCTGGAGCATGGCGTTCCCCGCACCGAGCATTACAGCGAAGACCAACTCGATCTGGTGGAGATGGGCTGGAACTATGGCTACGATGCTGGCCGCGCAGTGGAGCAAGCCCTCGACAAGAAGGCAGAGAACGCCAGAGAGTTGGGGCTGGACTATGAGCCTGTGGCGTATATCCGAGTGAGCAAGACAGGCCATGTTATGGCTTGCGCTCAAACGGGCGACTTCTATGCGCTTG